CCTGATGCTGTACTGAAATATGCTTCACCTTCCACATGAAGGGTTTGGGTCGGAGATGTAGTGGATATGCCAAGCCGACCCGACGAATCAATACGCATTCTTTCAGAATTTTCTGTGAGAAACCGTACATATGAAGAGCCACTAGAGGAGTTAGTTCCAAGATCAAACCCAGCGGTGGTTTCGGACAGTATGTTGGTGTGGTCTGTTCCAGAAAATACAATTTCATTATTAGCGTTAGAGTTCTGAATTTGCAACGTGGATGTCGATGAGGGGGTGCAGCCGATGCCGACATTACCCGACGAATCTATGGTCATTCGGGTCGATGTATTAACTTTGAAATACAAGGAATCGACAGAGTGGTCGTATTCAATCCGACCAGAAATGGTGGAGCCTACATTGTCAAGGAAGGTGAGCGCACCAGATTCACTAGCACTACTGCCGATTACGATTCCGGTATTCCCGCTATTCATTCCAGTTCCGGGAGTACCTACCACAAGCTGATTGAGTCCCGTCACCGTAACATCAGAAGGGGATTCTCCGATGCCAACGTTACCGCTGGAGTCGATTTTCATTACCGTCCCTATGCTTGGGTCAAAAAAATCTATGCCATTGCCTTCTTGTGAGTAAATGTAGGTAGTTGTGCCGTTGTAGACAAGGGCTGGGTAGTCATCTATATAATAGCCAACACTCCCGCCAGAGGTTTGACGTTTAGCCTTGAAGACAGACCAAGCGTGTACCTGACCGCTATCACCATCGGAGCCAACCGTTAGGTTAGTCCCGTCATAGGTAAGCTCGGTGCTTCCTTCAATAGTCCCGTCACCTGTCCAAACCCCAACCTGATTATTTACTGGAGTGCCAACCTTACTGACATCACCAGAGCCTGAAACAGTTGACCAAACCGGAGCGGAACCACTTCCCTGAGACGTAAGCACTTGACCACTTGTACCATAATTAGCTCCACCAATTCCTATCTCACCGGAAGAGCCAATCCGCATCCTCTCAGTGCCATTAGAAGTATCAAACGACATGAAATCGCTTAAAGTGTTATACAAAATCCTACCCTGAAGGTAAGATGAAGCATCTCCGAACCGTAACTCCTGATCGTAATTTGTTCCTCCAGAAAGTTGAACAATAGCTGAACCAGTTGAATTAACGTGCAGGTTATAGGTGCTGGCTACATTAGTCCCGATCATTAATCGGTTATTGGTTGCGTCGTAGAATAAATCATTCTCACCCGCTAAAGTGCCATCACCTGTCCAGTAACCAACTTGACCGCTTGCAGGAGTGCCGACTTTACTTACGTCTCCACCGCCACCTCCTGAAACAGTCTGCCAAGAGCAGGTTCCATCACCGTCTTCCCTTAAAAACTTTGTGCCACCAGACTCTCCAGTGGATTTGATCTCAGTGCCCTCAATGTCAACATAAGCACCGTCGATTGCTGTACCCTGCCAAACACCCGTTCCAATAGTGCCGACTGTTGCAAGATTAGCTGCACTGGTAATCGCAGCTTGTGTCGCACCTGTAACTGTTGCTGCTGTCCCAGTGGTGTCTTGATTAAGGGTTGGGAAAGTACAGTTTGTTAGTGTTCCAGATGCAGGTGTTCCAAGAGCAGGAGTCACCAGCGTTGGGCTGGTAGCAAAAACAAGTGCCCCACTTCCTGTTTCATCTGAAATAACACCAGCTAATTGCGCTGAAGTTGTAGCTGATAAAGCTGAGATATTATCTGTGGTGTAAACACCATTTGTAACTGTGGCTGCATTACCTGTGCAACTACCAGACGAACCAGACACATTGCCCGTAACGTCTCCTGTTATGTCACCGACAAAAGCTGTTGAGGTTACAGAAGAAAGTCCTGTTAATGTTGTGTCAAGATTTAGAGTAACTGCCCCTGATGACCCTCCTCCATTCAGGTTTGTTCCAGCGGTTACACTTTCAATATCTCCAGCTATAGTTTGCCAAGAGCAAGTGCCATCACCGTCCTCACGGAGAAACTTAGTGCCTCCGCTTTCTCCGGTTGACTTAATCTCTGTGCCTTCAATATCAACGTAAGCACCATCAATCGCAGTACCCTGCCAGACTCCTGTGCCGATTGTTCCTACCGTTGCAAGATTAGCCGCACTGGTAATGGCAGCTTGCGTTGCTCCAGTTACAGTTGCGGCAGTCCCGCTTACATTTCCGGTAACGTCTCCGGTTAAGTCTCCGGTAACATCTCCAGTTACATCACCTGTAACGTCTCCCGTAAGATTGCCTGTTACGTTGCCAGTTACATTCCCTGTAACATCTCCAGTAATGTCTCCAACAAAGTTAGTTGAAGTTACACTGGATAATCCTGTTAAAGTAGAATCAAGATTTACTGTTAAAGTTTGGCTGGATGCTGCTGTGGTAATATTCGTTCCACCCGCAACGTCCAAAGATTGTGAGTCTAAATCTACTGACCCTGTTCCACTGTCTCCCTGAAAATCTAAATCCTCCGCAGTTACCTGTGAATCAACATACGCAGTAGTAGCAACCTTTGTAGAATTATCTCCTGACGATTGAGTAGTTGCGGTAACACCATTAGCTAAAACAGATGTTGCCGTAACATTTCCGGTTAAATCTCCAGTTACGTTGCCTGTAACATTTCCAGTAAGATTGCCAGTAACATCTCCTGTCACATCACCAGTTACGTCTCCGGTGACATTTCCCGTGACGTTGCCCGTAACATTACCAGTCACGTCTCCGGTCAGTCCTCCGACAAGAGCTGTGGAGGTTACGCTGGTTAGGCCAGTAATTGTAGTGTCCAGATTAAGGGTAACATCGCCACTTGATCCACCTCCGTTAAGATTTGTCCCAGCGGTAACAGCAGTAATGTCTCCGACTTCCGGTGTAAACCATTCCAGTGTGCCGGAAGAATCAGAAGTCCTTAAAGCCTGACCACTTGAACCTACCGCAGCAGGTAAAGTAACAGTGTAACTGGTAACTGCTGAAGGAGTGCCAATACCGACATACTCCCCGCCAGCATCATCTTCCAAGCGTAAGTCAGCAGATAAAGTAGTGATACCCGTAGCCGCAAGTGTGCCTGTGGATTTAACGCCAGCGGTGCTGATCTGTAGTGCCGAATCGGTTGCGTCACCGTCCTGTACTGTATCCAGCGAACCTGTTACCCCACTGGCACTCGTTGTTTTGAGTAACTCAGTGTAACTTGATGCAATAGTTCTTCCCGTTAGCGTAGCCATAACCTAAAACCCCCAAGCCTTCTTAATTTGTTTTGTCGTAAAGGTTGAGTTCTTTAAAAACTGTGAACCTTTACTTTGCTCTAATTTGTAATATCCGTCCTTAACCTGTTCTGCCTGTGTCGGAATCCTGACTTGCCCAGGAACAGAGAAACCTTCACTGGCAATACTGCGCTTATAGGTAACTCCGTCACGGCAAATGCTTTTAGTGCCTGATGACACTACTTCTTCAATCGTCGTTCCGTCCTCTGAAGCAAAAGAGTAAATAGGCATTTAATAACCTGCCTTCTCGTCTTCTTCCTCTGCCATTGCTCGCAGCATGGATTCTTCAGCTTCCATCTCGTCGGCTTGCACCTCTTCAGCGTCAGCTTTTTTCTCGTCATGCTCCTTGGCATCATGGCTCACGTACTCAACGGGTTGGCCGTTAGCTGATTGGAGTTCAACGTGGACACTGCCATCGTCGCCAATCTTTTTAACTTCACCCTCTACTGAGCTTAAACCCACCATGTCACCCACTTCAGGAGAAACTCCTTCACCTGCTTCGTCGTCAGAGACTAATGCCTCCATTGGAATTTTAATCATTTCGCAACCTTTTTTCTTTCTATTGGAATGACCGTGGTGAGGGGGTTTCCCCCCTCCCACGGCAATAATAAGGGTTACTCCACCTTTAGGTTTCATAACTTGATTATCTGTTAAGCAGTTGAGTTGCTCTTACTACGCATGATTGAGTAGTAGTTGCAATTCAGTCGTAACGCAGTCCAGAACATCTTTATACCCGCAGTGGTTAGCTGGTTGAGCGGGTCAGTCTTGTCAGCTTGATCGGTGATAATCACCTTCGGGCTGAATGGAGACTGACTGGCCAATTCAGGCACACCGTAAGCCTGTTGCCCAACAAAGAGCGTGGCGTAGATGTTTGCTCCGGCTGCGCGGTCTTTTGAGCCGCTATTGGAGTAGGCAAAACGGTCATCGTCAGCAGACGAGTAGACCGAAGACCATCCGTTAGTGGTAGTAATGAACTTGCAACCATACAGCGAGCCTACTTCGCCCTTGTAGAGTTCTTCTACATTGCTGTACTGACTGGCGTTCAACCACTCACTGATTTGCATGATGTCACTTAACACCTGTGGGCTGGTAAGTGCGGCGTACATTCCACCTTTAGCGGGTTGTGCGCGATTCACTTTCAGCTTGGTAACTGCATCCAGAATTGCTGAAGCAGACATAACCGTGTCAGTGCCAGTGGCAGCATCAAAAGTGGAGTAGTCAGAACCACCGTCAGCATACTGCTCAGTGAGCGAGTCGCTGTTGTCCAGTGCGTTTCCGTCTCCATTCTCTTTTGCTGTGCCAGCAACATTAGAACCAATCACTGTGTTGCGAGTGATGGTGTCCATGTCTAGGGCAGCATCTTCACCGTTAGTCTTGATCGACTGCTGTAAGCTGTTGAACAAGTCTGTAGCGGTAAGGATGTCAGTCAATTTAATGACCTGACCGCGTTGGGATAGTGACTTCTCAATCTTAGCGAGTGAGAGGTTGCGAGTTCCACTAGGGGCAGTGCCTTCAGTCAGATTTTCAATATCTGAAGTAGAAGGTGCTCCAAAACGGAACATGGTAATTGCCTTATGACCCGCCTTCGCAGGAAGGGGAGCCTTTTCGGCGAACTGATCCATAACCAATGCCTGAACAGCGTAGGACAGCAATTTCTTGCTGAAATAGTTCTGATACTGGTTGGATAGAGTTGTGGTTGTCGTTGGCATAAGCCTGTTTTCCTTTCCGTCAGTTTAACGTGTCACAATGTGATGCAATGGCTAAAGACTATCGTCATGCGCTGATGCGGCTCGCATTAAATACTGCGTTTGCTCTTCATCGCTCATGTCATCAAATCCTTTCTCACCATCGGCTTTACCCGCTGTGAACCCGCCTGTAACTGACAATTTCTTTTCCAATTTGTTGTATCGTTCCCGTAATTCTGACAGTTCAGTAGATGCGTTTTTCCCTTTCTCCGCTTCCATCTGCATGACCGCGCCATTAACTGCTGCCTGTAATCCATCGGGCATATTTGCCACTTGAGGATGTGCTTGCAGCAGCGCGTTCGCTCGCTTGGTCAACTCGGAGTCAGCATTTTGTAGGTCGGGATGTTTGAGCATTAATTCCTGGCGTTTTGCTTCAAGGGTTTCCCAGTGTTTAGCTTCGTTGGCTTGCCTTACTGCCTGATTTTGCTTTTCGGAAAGTTCTTTAACTTTCCTGTCAGCCGCTTCAGCCAGTTTGGTTTCGCCTTCATCCCTAAACCCTTTTGCTGCTTCCTCGTAGTCCTTGGCCGTATGACCATGCTCGTCGCGGTATCCTTGTGTCGCGGCAAGTTGTTGCCGCTGTTTCTCCAGTTCCGCTTGTGCCTGTTCAATGGCTTGCCGATCCCGCTTGTTTTGTTCCCTCACCTCATTGGCTGCGGCCCAAGTTTTATTCAAGCGTTCACGGTTCTTGGCGTACTTGCTTTTGTCTTTCGGAGAAGGGGCTTTCGCCTCTTCCTGTTCTGTCAAAGAACTATCAGGTTCTTTATCCGCACTGACTGCTTCCGGTTCCGGTGGAGTTTCCTCCGGTTTACTCTCAGCTTCAGGTTCTTCCACTGCTGGGTATTCATTCTCCTCTGGAGAATCAATAACCATGCTCGGTTGTTCCCCCGCATCCATCGCAGCATCATACTGCGAGGCAGCGGCCAATAGTTGCTCGGCGGTTACTTCGCCGGATTCTTCTGACATTCAGTGCTTCCCTATTGATTGCTTAATCCTCGTCGCGTGTTTGCAATCAGAACACACGCCGTGCTGTGGGGTCTTCACTCATCGCACGTCCGACCCCGAATACGTCCGATGGTAAATCTTCTTCCGGTTCAATATCACGGGCCAATGCCTCCAGTGTATGAACCGTGGTACGCATTCCGTTGGCGTACCCTGCTTCAAATTTTAATTGGTTGGTGTCACGTTGTGATACCACAGCCGCGTTTTGTCGCAGCACCATGTTCAATAAAATCCTCCGCAACTTGCGTCCGGACTTGGACACAAGAAACTGGCGTAGGGTGGCAACATCTTCAGCCTCCCACTCCGATTCATCTATCCAAGGCATGTGCCCTGAAAGTTTCCAAGCAACCCTGACAAATCTAATAAGTCTTTCCATTAAACGTCTCCCTGCTGTACCACCGCTTCAGTTTGCTCCACCATTTGCGCTTCGGGGGCCGGCATCTGTCCTGTGATCGCCGCCACTTCCATTTGTTCCTGTTCCTCCTTGGAAGGCATGAAGCCGAGTTGTACCAAAAATCCTTCAACATCTTTTCTTAATGCCCGTGCGTTATTTGTGTCCACCTGTTCATAGGCATTTAAGAGTTCACCTAACCTTGCGCTAAAGGCTTGTTGTCCCTGTGGGCTAATCATAGTCCCGCTTTGGGCTGACCTCTCTAGGAACTGCATCAGCACACCAATGCGTACCCGCGCATCAATACCTTGCTGCACCGGAATTAGTTCACCCACCAGTAAAGCCGGAATCAATTTCTTCTCAGCAATAACCTCATCACCTTCTTTCTGGTTCGGGTCTTGAACCAGTCGGGGAACAAGGGAGGGGTCTTCCAGTTCCAAAATGCTTTTGTCCAATTCAACCTGATTAATCCACGGACTATTCATAAACAGTTGTTTGCGTTGAATAGCTTTATTCAGAAGCATGGCTTTACTTACCATGTCCATGCCTCCCCGTGGTTCCAGTTGGTAATCTTCATGCAAAGCAACCGGATCAAGCGTTAAAGAATCTTCCAAGTACCGATACTGTAAATCCTGCTTATCAAACTGAAGCAACAAACTCCATGCCTGACGGAAACAATCACCCAACGCCTGACGGAAGAGACGCAAACGTAAGTCCATGTTTTGTTGGGATTGAGCATTTATCGACTCAATCTCCGTAGCCGTGCGGCGATCTCTGTCAGCCATGATTCCGTAATCGGGAACCGTTACGCGCTGTTCGGCAATCGACTGCGTTTGCATCATATCCTTGTCAAAGTCCATTGGCGTGTTGGGCATTTGAACTGGGGCAATTCCAAAGGGAAGGATTTGCCCAGGATTAAGGCGTAGGTTAACTGAGTTAGGTAAATCTCTTTCGGCTCTAAACAGGGGCTTGTTAAACAAAGTGGACGCATCCATCTTTTCATTCCAAGTCTTGTTCAGAGACGCTTCAAAGTTGCCGAGCATTTCGCACACTCCACGCGGAGAAAACCAGCCACCATCAGTAATTTCATACTTGGCAGAAGAGAAGGGTGGTAGTCCGTGGTCGTAGGGAACCTTCATGGAATCGCGCAACTTCACATCGGGTGCTTGCGGAGAGAAACATTCCATTTCCCACTCACCATCCTCGTTGTGCTGGTACACTTCCCACACCACCACCTGATCTTTTTCAGGGGAGAAAGTTAATCCTTCACGGTTAAGTTTGTTGTCTTTTAATTCATTACTGATACCCGCATCTTCTTCCTGATTACCGACAATCTGTTTTATTACCTTGTCGCTTGTGTCATAAATTCCTGCTCGCTTATAGCTTTCCAAGCTCATCGGAATTACTTGAGTAATCCGGTCTGCCCCACTGATTTCCTTTGTCCAAGGCGGCACAATAATGTGCATGGGATCAACGGCCTGAAACTCCACCTGTTTCTTGTCGGGATTCCAGATGGTTTTAATAACCCCGTGACCACTGACGAGCATGTGGTCAATCCAACTCATTACTTCAGTGGAATAATTACTCTTTTCATGGAGCTTATAAGAAAACCAATGCTCGGCTGCGGAAGTGAATCCGGCTAGTTGACTTCGCATAGGCACAAAGGTTGCCAGCACATCCAACCCCATAGCTTGCTGAAAGAAAGCTGGCTTGAGCTTGTTAATGGTGGTGTCCACCAAAGGGAAGTGCATGTCAGCCGCGTTAGGCCAAGGCTTTACTTTCCGGCGTAACCCGTCATTACGCATGCGATACCAAAGACTCTG